CCATGACGATGATGAAGAATATATTAATGAAGATGATGGATATAGCTTTAATGATAAAGTTCGTCGAGCATTAACTATTGCTACTTATATATTATATGGAGTACGTAATGATAATGCTCCCAATACAAGTACATTTGACTTAAATATAATCCCAAGTATTGAATTAACATTCGGTGTGCGTCCATGGGGGACGCATGATGACTGTGTTAAATTCTGTGATGACCATCAATTAACTGAGTTAGGTAAAGTGACAGGCGAGGGAATTCGTTTATTAGTTGCACTATCTAAATTAATAATTGAAGGTGACCTTCTCATAAAAAATAGTGATAGGGTTGAGAATCAAAGCAGAAACTGGACTAAATTAGCAAACGAGAGATTATGAGTACTAAGGGGGATTTTTTATATAATGGTATCCCCATATTTAATGTGGGGTTTATGGATTTTACTACTTTCACATCTTGTATGGAAAGTAAGTCTCGGATATTCACTAAATGTATTCAAAATGATGAGTTGCGGAGTTATTATAAAAAATCTCGTAATAAAAAAATTGGAATATGTTATGAAGGTATCATAGTTGATTTAAGAAAAATTAAAGAATGTGAATAACTGTAAATTACTTATTTAAATAATAAATAGCCGATTATTATATCGGTTTTTATATAAAAATATGAATAAATGGAGTTGATGTAAATGAGTAAAAAAATATTATCAATCGATGGTGGTGGTGTTAGAGGTATAATACCTGCATACATTTGTATGAAAATCGAAGAAGATTACGGTAAGCCAATACATAACATATTTGATTTTATCAGTGGTACATCAACTGGTGCTATTTTAGGGGCTGCTCTTGCTAGTGGAATACCTGCAGAAAAAATATTCCAATTATATCTTAATGAACCTAAACGAGTATTTAAATCACAACATGCTTGGTATTTACCATGGAGGTATATTACAAGACCTAAATATAATAGAGATAATTTAATGAGATTAACTAATGATATCTATGGAAATGGGACTAAAATTGCAGATACTAAAGTTCATTTTATGTGCACATCTTATAATTCAATGTCACAAAAAAATGAATTTTTTACATCATGGGATGATAAATATAAGGATTTATTGTTGGTTAATGCTGTCGGTAGAAGTTGGTCAGCTCCATTTTATTTTGGTAAATGGATTGAAGATGGTAATGATGGGCATGAAAAAGTAGTATATAGTGATGGTGGTGTAGGTATCTATAACAATACCACGATTAAAACCTTAATGGAGACATCTAACCTTAACTGGAATAATGAAGATAAATATATGTTGAATTTAGGTTGTGGTCATTACTTTGAATCATTTACATTTAAAGAGGCGGTAAATTGGATGAACATTAAAGAATTATGGCACATAGTCTTTAATGCTAAAGACGCTCGTGATAATCAAATAGAAAATCTCCAAAAAGATTTTCTAGGTTCCTTAATGGTCCCCAAGTTAGACTTTCATAACTATGACCCTCATATTAGACGTAAAATAGATACGCTAGATGGGGTAAAATATATAGATGAGTATTTAGATATCGCTAATAATATGTATAAAGATATAGATATTTCAGTCCTGTTGAGATAAATAATGGGAAACTGCCTCTACATTAAATAATTTAGAGGTATAAACTATTTAAAATTGCTCGAATTTGGTAACACATGCTAGTAGACAAGAAAACAAACTACGAGACTATTGCGTCACGAATACTATCCCGTCAACGGGACTATGGCACGTCCAATCCCAAGGGACAAGTATTTGATAGACAATTTAATCGTATCGATACAGATAGAGAAATCGAATTAAGCCGAAATATTGTCGGTCAAGGTCGAAAGCAACTCTCATACCCTAATGGGTTAACACCGGATGGCTATAGTTCATTTGCCCCTACTATGGGAGTAAATGTTTCCAATTTAGACCCTCAGCGTGCATATGAAGCAACTGCTGAGAATCAGGTACTTCAATACTGGAAGAAAAATCGCGAGCGTGTATTAAAATATTATCGAGTTTCCGGTAGGAGTGAAGTATCTGAATCATTAGATGCAATATGTGATGAAGGTGTTTATCCAAATGACTTAGGTGAAATTTGTTCATTACGGATTGACCCAGATGCTCAAATCGGTGAAACTGTACGAGCTAACATGCATAGAACATTCCGACGTGAAGTTCTGAATAGGATTATGGACTTTACTAAAGATGGTTGGTTCTTAATGAGAACTCTTTTAATTGAGGGGCGATTATTTTTAGAAGTGGTGTATAGTGAAGACGAAGGTCAGATTGTTGGTATAAATCTACTTCCATCACAAAATATGATTATAATTACTCAAGATGGTGTAATTGTTGGTTATCGACAAATGCTTGAGGGTACGTATGCAGCCGCCGGTAATGAGAATGGTAAAAATTATATTGATTATTCACCTAATCAACTTTTATACTCAGACTTAAATATGTTCGGTCCGGGTGGAATTAATGATATTCGTGGTCCAATTGAACCAGCAATTAAACCTTTCAATCAGTTAAATTCAATTGAAGATAGTGTGACAATGTATAGAATCCAATGGGGTTCTGAGAAACTTGTATTCAAAATTGATACTGGTATGATGCCTAAGCCTAAAGCCGAAAAGCATATGAAAGACCAAGCAAAGCTTTTATCTCGTCGTGTTGATTATAATACAGGTACAGGTGAGGTAACTAATGTTGGTCGAGTAATTGGTTTAGGTGAGCATTTCTTTATTTCTACATCGAATCAAAGTCAGGGTTCTGAAATTACTCGACTTGAGGGTGGAGATAATATTGGTAATATCGAGGATGTTAAATACTTCAAGCGTAACTTAGTAAATGCAATGAAAGTCCCACCGGGACGAATCACAGCACTTGCAGGTGATGGTGAGAATTATAGTAATGGTAAAATCGGTGAAGTAACTCAAGCCGAAGTATCATTTGCTCGTATGGTACAGAGATATCAGATACCATTACAAACTGTGGTCACTCGTTTATTTGTCATGGTATTGAATACCAAAAATGAAATCAACGATTCAGTTAAGATGGAAGAAAATTTTGGTGTTATATTCGAGAAAACGAATTCATTCCAAAACTATATTAATTCTGAAGTATTGAATCTGAACTTAGATACATTTGATAAAATTATGAAACATGTTAAAACTCCAGAGCAACCGGGTGGTATTATATCTAAACGTTATGCAATGGTCAAAGGTCTAAAAATGACTGATGAGGATATCGTACTAAATAATGAATATCTATCAGAAGAAGCAAAAAAAATGGAAGAAGGTGAAGGCGCAGGGACTTCACCTATGGATATGTAAGTTAAAGTCTTTTACTAAAATTATAAACTGAGTATAATGGATAACACGAAGAAAAAAATCAAAGCGCTGATAAGCGGAATCTTAGCGGATGATGACCAAAAAGTCAAAACCGCTGTCCGAGACTTATCTGAATGTATCATACCTGATAGAGAGCAGGATATCATGAATGCTTTGATAGAAAGCTTCAAGGGAGAGACCAATGTCTAAATTGCAATTATTGCAGGAACCAGAAAGCGATTTCAGCTTAACTAAGCCGATTTACGAAGAGGCATATGACCTTAGTGGTAAAAAGACTAAGAAATTGAAAATTTATGGAACTGCAATTGTTACTGATATTCCCGGCATAAATGGCCGAGCATATCCTAAAAGAATTTTAGCACCTGAGGTTCAGCGTTTTAATGAGAAATTTATTGAACGTGGACGTGGAATTGCTGAATTAAATCACCCTAGACTTACTGCTGAGGGTGAGGGTAAAGATTACTCTGTATTTGAAATTAATTTGATGAAAGCATGTGCTGTAGTTGAAGAACTTTATTTCGAAGGTAATAATTTATACTGTAAAATGGCGGTGGTTGAAAATCATCCTGCAGGTCAAGCATTAAAGGCATTAATAGACTCTGGATACGTTCCGGGTTATTCATTACGTGGCGCTGGTTCTGTTGTCGAAAGTGGTAAGGGATACCTTGAAGTTGCTGATGATTATCGTTTAATTACGATTGACGTTGTTGGTAATCCATCATTTGACGATAAAGCATTAATATCAAGTATATATGAATCCGCACAAGGTGCAAATGTTCAAGTATTAACTGAGGCCGTACAAAGTACATATACTGAGCTTGCATTAAATCATGACATTAAACAACAAGTTCGAGTTGGTCGTAAACAGTTCAATAAAGCTGCTTTAGAAGGCGTTATTCGTACTTATGGAAATAAAGGACTTTTAGGTTAATAATATGACTATCAACGTTAATAAAATTTTGGATAAGGAAATCTTGGCTAAGTTAACAAGCGAAGATATTCAGGCAATAAATGAGTCAGTCAATGCCGACTTTGATGGTCGAGTAAATAAACTTGAAAGTGATACAAGCAATCGCTTTGAAGCACTTGTTGAAAACCTTACAGGTAAATTTAATAATCAAGTGAATCAAGTAATTGTTGAAGACTTCCGTGATAATGTAAGTAGGACGGTTGATACAAAACTCTACAATGTTATTAAGAGTGTAGCGAATGTACTTGAGTCTGCTGGTATTCCGATAACAGAAAAGACAAAAGAGCTACAATCTTCAATGAAAGATATGGAGAAGAAAATCAACGATATGACTGACGAATATGAAGTGATGCAGTCACAGCTTAAAGATTCTAATAAAGAGAATTGGATTCATGAAAGATTAAAAGGTATGAAGCCTGAAATCATTAATGACGCGTTGGAATACTTTAGAAATAAAGATGTTCTTGACGTTCAAGATGAAATCGAAACTTTTTTAGATAAAGACTTCTCTAATTTAGTACTTGATAGTGGCGATGAGCTAAGCGGTGACCTTGACCTCGATAGAGTTAAAGATGCACTTCAGGGTTTAGATGAAACTAATATGAAACCAGATACTAATAAATCGAAATTCGAATCATTAGGTAAGGGATTAAAAAATCAACGTGTAATGGCAGGAAGAACTCCAGATGTTAATAAGTCATCGCTAGTTGAATCTGAGTTACCGGTCGGACATAGTTACGTAGATGATGAAACTCGCGAAGCTCTTGATAAGATTGATGACTTCAATAATCTTGGATATCACTTCAAATAGATTAAAATCAATATTACATTAAAAAAACATACTACATGATTATATGCGCCCTTTTTAGGGCGTTTTTTACGTTCATTGTAGAAATAAACAGATTTTCAAAACAATAATATCAATACCTTATAAACACCATTTGAAGACTAGCAATAGTCATCACTGGTTGTTGCAAACTTAAGAGGTATATATCAGATGAAAAAAACACAGAAAAAGTCACTCATTCAAAAATGGGCTCCTGTATTAGAATCAGACATTGGTACTCCAGTTCGTAGCCAGCAAGACGCATCAGTTCTTGCCTGTCTATTGGAAAACCAAGTCAAGCTAAACAAAGGATTCCTTCCTGAATCTGTGAACGTAACGGGCGATGTTGAAGTTTATCAACAATATGCTCTTCCCCTAATTCGTCGTCAGTTCCCAGAACTATTAGCGATGAATACAGTAGCCGTAATTCCTACCACTACACCACAAGGTATTTACTTTGCGCTTCGTTATCTTTATGACGAATCTCAAAAAATGTCTACGTTCCGTAATGGTCAGAAAAAGGAAATTGGGTTTGACCTAGACAAAGACTACGCAGGATATACTGACCCAAGTAACGTTAATAACGCTACTGGTGATGGTTCTTCGTGGACAACTGGACAAGGTGAATTCCTTTCTAATTACATGGAAAATACACAAGACCCTAATAGCGGTGTAATACCTAATGGTTTAGGATTGGCTCCTGATGCTTCACGTATCAAAACAGCTTCAATCAAAGTTATTAAAGGTTCTGTTATTGTTGGTACTCGTGCTATCAAATCACATTACACACTAGAACTACAACAAGATTTAGCGGCAGTTCATGGACAAGACGTAGAAGCTCTTCTTTTAGAAGCACTTCAGTTCGAAATTCAGCAAGAAATTGACCGTGAAATTTTATCTGCATTAATTTTTGCAGCTACTTGTCCGGGTCTAGGCGGTGAACCTGCAATTGACGTTGATTTATCAGACGCTTCAATGCCTGCAACTGATGGTCGCTGGGCTGCCGAGCGCATCGCTGGTGGTATCGTTAATACAATCCTTGCTGTAGCACAAAAAATTGCTGTTACATCTCGTATGGGTTCTGGTAACTGGGCAATCGTATCTCCTGATATTCTTGCTGCTATTAGCACATTGAATAACGGTATTTACGTTCCAACATACCTAAACTCTAATGTCAATCAACAGCCTTCAGGTGGTGTTGCAGAAGCTGGTACATTGCTTGGTGGAGGTATTAAATTATACCGTGACATTTATGCAACACACACTTATGCATTAGTTGGTTATAAAGGTCCACGTCAAGGTGAATCTGGTATTATCTTTATGCCTTATATCCCTTACATTTTTACAAAAACTGCTGGTCAAGAAGATGGTTCTCCTCGTCTAATCGTTAAGTCTCGTTACGCAATCGTAGCTAACTTACTAGGTGCTGGACAATTCTATCGCTATATCGAATTCCGTAACATCGACAATGTTATTCTTGGAATCGATTCAAGCACTGACTGTTATCCTTGGGAAGTTTCTGGTGGTTCATATGATGGTGCTACTTATGATGCTGAACGTGGATTGGGTGGTGTTGGTGTTGATGGCTGTGATGGCTTTCAAGGCGACACAGGCGCTCCATACTGTGGTGACGACTGCGTATAATCCTCACGGATTTGCGCACTAGTACGCTAGTGAATAAAAAGAAAGCCTCAGGAGAAATCTTGAGGTTTTCTTTTTTTTTATAAATATTTTATAATAGTAAGTAATGATTATAAACTTTAATTATAAAAATACGGAGAAGTTTGATGTCTGAAGAAAATCAAGAATATAAACCCGGTGAATCATATACAGAAGCTGAGCAGCAAATCGTAGAAGATGATGTATCTGCTGTAATGGAATCATATGACCCCACTGCAGATGATAGTATGATGCCTTATATTCCATCTACATCACATGGCAAAACAGTCGCCGCTAATCAACCAACCCAACCACAAGGACAACAAACCATGCAAGGATTTATTGACTTAGATTCATTAGGTAGTCAACAACAACAACCCAGAAATGAATCACAGGAAAACCCAAATGATGCATATAAGCAAAATCTTGCTAATATGAGTCAAGCAGCAACTACCCCTAATTCTATAAGTGCCCATAAGAATCTCGAACTGTTAGAGAATGCGATGGAACTCGTACAGGGCATTGCGAGTAGCACTAAGCGACAAGGAGATAGTAATCGAGTATATGCAACTGATGTAGCACTAAAGAGCATGCACGGGGCTATAAGCTCTCTCAAAGAGATTGAGTATTGGATACCTGAAGGTAAGGAAGACTACGTACCTAAGCTACAACAAATAGCTAAACCAATTACTGAAGCACTCCAACAGTACGTTAATTCAATAGAACGTTTGAAATAGTATAACTTTTATAAACTATATAAAAGTGCAAATGGTATAAATTATGTCAATCCCAAGTCAAGGTAATTTTCAGGTTTGGTGGAATCAAAAAGATTGGTTCTATCCTACACAGCGTAACTATGAACGCATCGGTGATTCAGGTGAAGTCAGTGACGCATATGTAGAACGTGCATATAAGCAATTCAAGGAACATAGCTTTCATAAGTTAGCTGAAATCCAAGATGAGTTTGTAGCACCTGACCCAATCTACGGTACGCAAGGTCGTGCTAATAATCGTAACTATAATCGTATGGAATACGATTTCCCTGAACGACATGATGGTAAAGGCCATGCTGACGTTATGAAGGAAGTTAAAGATAAACAGGCATTGACTGTTGATGATATATTAAATGCGTTTAAAACCCAAGGTTATACCCTTAATACAACAGCTTCTGCAATTGGTGCTAATCCAATTGAACAATCTGATTATGATGGACAGATGACTACGTAAGGTTCAATATATTCAATAAAAAAAGGCCACTCATTGAGTGGCCTTTTTTTTTATGTAATTATAATCCGTCTTCCACCACCTAGTGGTGGTGGTGGTGGACCACCACCACTAGCTAGTATTTCAACCCTAAGATTGGTTATTGTGCCAGTTATTGCATCTGTAGTGACATTGGTTGCACCTGCCATTAGTCCTGTTAGTGATAACGCTCCACCTACTTGTTTACTCGAATTATGTGTAAACTCTAATGTACGGGGAGAACCTCCGATACTATAAGCAGATTGTACATTGTCGCTTACACCATGCGCATAAATAATAGAATTTTCTTCAATGGTTAACGACTGGCTGTTTGGAGCTGTTGACGCTCCATTGTTTAAATTTGCCCCACCGGCACCAGCACCGGTAAACGAGCAAGCAAATATACTAGTTGAGTTAAACTGACTTCCATTAAAGTTAACTACAAAATTATTAGAGCCTGTAGAAGGATTCTGTAGTATATAAACAGCTGTTCTTTGAATTAATCCACTATATAGTTGATTTTTTAAAAGAGTCATTGCCACGTTATTGTAAGTAGCTCCAGTAAAGTTTCTACTATTCTGGCTTGACATAGTTACTACAACCATTAACGTCCCATCAGAGCCAGTCGACATATTGTGAGCTAATGTCTGACTAGAACCGTTAGGATTTTGATTAGATTCTGTTTTATTTCCTATTGTGATGGCCATTAGACAAGCTCCTCTGTACTTAAAATAAGAGGAAGTCCACTCGTAACAGTTGCACTTGTTTTAGCAACATAAACATATACAACAATATCAAAAAACTCAGAAATAAGGACTGAGCCATCTTCTAGAGCTGCTAAATTATTTGTTACCCAATTACCTAGAGTGGACTCATAATTTTCATTAATATTATCAGATAAAGTCTTATTATCGGTATATCCTACTGGTGTAAAGCATACAGAGTTTCCAGAAAATGTTATTTTGTCAATAATACAATGCATATTTAATCCTCAGTATACCTAATATCTATTGTTAAATAAACGCTAATACCAGTAGCAATAGTAGTTTCTAGCCAGACCCAACTATTTGCTGGGATAGTGACATCACTTAAAGATGCAATATCTCCAGTTGTTGTACTTGTTGTTACAGCACTTGCTGTTAAAGCATTACCAGCTACACTTCTATCAGTAGAATGCTTTAATTGATAAGTTGTACTTGGAGTTGTACCTGTTGAACAAGCAATAACCTCTTGTACTGTTATAGCAACATCTGTTCTAAAAACAGTAATATTATCAGAAGCAGTTGGTTCTTGTAAAGTAAGTGTTTTGCTTAAAGATACTGGGGCACCTGTTCCTGTATCTCCTTTATCTCCTTTAATACCTGAAGCCTTAGATATTCTAATACCTTGTGCAAAGTTCCAAGTACCATTTGCTGAAATAGTTGTTGTTGCATTATATGATTGCAATTTAATTTCAACTTCATCACCTACTACTAAATCAAGTGAAATGGTTCCAGCTACTCCGTCAAAATTTGAATCATCAACAGCATCTGACATAGCAAAAGCACCATTTGGTGATTTTATTGTTCCGTTAATAAACGCTTGTAAATTGTAATACCCAGAAGTATTGTTTTGAGCAAATAAATTAACTTCAAATTGATAAGTTCCAGAACCACTTGTAGAACTAACAACAAATTTTTTATTTGTATTATCCCAATCTCCGTTCTTATCTATTGCTCCTGTTACAGTATCATCAAAATTAATAATAGTTGCTCCTGAAGCAACGGTAATAGTTTGGTCGGAATTTGTCATACCTAAATCAACAAGTAACCCACCACCTATGGCTGGAGTTTCTGATAAGTTTACATATTTTAATCCTGTTGCTTCTGCGGTATCAACTACTAAGGCTTGACCATTTGCACCAAGAGGTAATCTTGCATCAGCAGTATCGTATGTGTATAAATCGCCTTTAGTTGTTAATGGCGATGCTGAACCACTAATTGGAACAGTAAATTTAACTAACTTTTCATTAGAGTCATATCCGACTGAAAAGGATGGCGTTGCTGTTGGAATTCCTCTAAATTCATAATCCCCGTTTGTTGTTCCATTAAAATATATGCCTGTTGGCGTTAGTGAAACATTAGTTGTTGAGTTACTTATTTCAGTGTTTGTTGCAGTTAAAGAAAAACCCCTTCCAGTATTGTCTAATAATTTTAAAGTATTAGTTAATAATTCCAAATATGCTGATTGACTTCCAGAATCATAATTAGATAATTGTACCCCGTTTGTTTTTGAAAGTGTCAATAATCCATCAATGATAGTACCATCACCTGCCGATAGCCTAGCATCACCATTTTCTAGTCCAATACTAGAATTTGATGGGCCTTGATTGACTCCGTTACTAATGTACAACGGCTGTTGGTCAGTTTGAACACCTATAAACGAACCATTCGGGATTTTAATAGACTTAGTTTGAGGAATTCCATCAATAGTGTCTGCTATATCTACACCTCCGAGTAGAACTTCAATACCATCCGTAAATCGTGCTTTAAGGTAGTTCCAATTGTATGTTGAATCAATTTGGAATGCTCCTGCTTGTGAAGGATTGAATAAAGTTGTTTCAGTTGGTGTAGCATCTAATATTGGCTTACCACCTTGCAGTAAAGTAATATTACTAGCATCCATTTGTAATGAAGCAGTTTGTGTTGTTCCGTCTCCTGCTGATATTAATGTACTACCATTATTCAGTTGTAATGTTGAATTAGTAGTACTAGGGTTAGTTCCATTCGTAAGTATTAGAGATTGTTGAGCAGTTTGAGGTCTAATCCAATAATTATCGGGAATTTTAATTGCAGAATCATCAATTTGCATAGCATCTGTTCCTGCAGGATTTAAAATACTTGTCTCAGTAGGGGATATAGCTATCCTCATTTGATTATTATATAATAAACCTATAAGACCTGCGCTCATTTGAAAACTACCAAATTGTGTTGTTCCATCGCCTACCGATAATTGAGTTAATCCGTTAGACAAATCTAATGTACTATTTGTAGTACTTGGATTAGTTCCATTTGTGAGAAATAGAGATGATTGGGCAGTTTGTGGTCTAATCCATGAGTTGTCAGGGACCTTAATTGAAGAGCCATCGCTAGGATTGGGATTACCTATAGAAATTCCCTTAGTAAAGTAAGTTCCTTCATTGTTTAATATAATCTGAGAGTCACCAACTTCAAGAACTATATTACTCTCAAAAACACCAACTTGATTACCCTTTACTAAAATTTGCGAAGCACCATTACCAACTAATAAAGTATCACCAGTACCTGAAGTCGGATTAGTTCCCATTGTTATGATGTCTTCAAACATATTCAAATACGCGTGATTTTTAATACCATTTCCGCTTCTTAGTGTTAATGCCCCGTCAAAAAGCCCCATATTAGAATATATATCACTTGGGTTAACCCCATTTGTAATATATATACCAGAATTTTCAGTTTGTGGTCTAATCCATGAATCATTGGGAACTTTGATTGCAGAACCATCGCTAGGATTAATATTCTGAATATCTAAACTGCTTCCAATAAATTCAAATTCTCCAACACCTCCACCATCTGCATTTTCTAAAGTAAACTGTTGGTATGTTGGTGTTGTCGCACTACCCGAAAACAAATTTATATTTGAATAGGATGTTCCTGCACCATTTGATGAAAGACTTGCTACTCCATCAACAGGGGTAGCTTTAGCCATTGTTAAAGAAGCTAAGGCATTATTATCATACTGTTTTCTAATTGTCAGTGAAATATCCGGATTATCAAGAATATAAGATGTAGCAGAAGCATCAAAAACAATGTTAGGTGATGTTGGGCCAAAATACCCACTACCTACTAATATCCCACCATCAAAATCAACGGTTGACACTACACTTTGTGCCCCTGTTTGCACTGTGTCTAACTTGTTTGCTAAGTCACTCGGTAGAGTACCGGTAAATTTTGTCAAATTTCCGTTTGAATCTTCACCATAAGCTTTAACAGGGATACCATCTGCTGCGATTTCAAAAGTATATTTGCTTTGCCCTATATTGGAAAATGTGATTCCATTACTATTTAGTGTAATCCTTGAACTACCATTATCTAAATCTAAATCAGTCGGATTTAAATACATACCTCTTGCGGTAGCTGTTATAAGAGAAATGCTTTCATCTCTTAATTCTAATTTATCTTTTACAGCTCCACTTATTACTTGTTCCAGTTTAGTTACTGTGTCAGTCATAGTCAGTGAAGAAGCAGTATTGACTCCATCACCAGCTGTTAATAATGTAGAATTAGGCGTTAAATATAACGTTGAATTAGTTGGATTTGGGTCAATGCCATTCGTAAGATATATAGAGTCACCACTCGACTGTCCTTGAATCCAAGACCCGTCAGGTATTTTAATTGCCGCGCCACCTATTTGTGTTGCAAGAACATCAATTCCAACTGTAAATCTTGTTGTAAGATAATTCCAATTATATGTTGAGTCAATTTGAAAGGCAGATGCCTGTGTAGGATTGAATAAAGTTGTTTCAGTAGGTGTAGCATCTAATATTGGCTTACTACTTTGTAGTAAAGTAATGTTAGACGCATCCATTTGCAATGAAGCAAATTGTGTTGTTCCGTCTCCTGCTGATATTAATGTACTACCATTATAAAGAGATAAAGTACTATTTACTGTGTTGGGAGTAGTACCATTCGTTAAGAATATTGGTTGCTGGGCAGTTTGTGGCATAATCCAAGAGTTATCGGGTAACTTGATTCCATAACCATCATTAGTGTTACTGCTTGTAATGTCTAAGCCACCATCAATAAATATTCCATCATCGAACGTAGTTGGTGCTATTATTAATGATTTACCATCAGGATATTTATTTAACTCTAATACATTTGTCCAATATAAATATGTAGCTTGTATTGATTCCTGTATAGTAAAATCACCATCGCCATTATTAACAAGTATATTACCTATCGCACATTCGTTTGCTAAGTTATTAGCATAGGTCTGGGAAGTAACTAACGGATTAATATCCATTGGATGAGATTCACCAATTTCAAATACGACAGTATTTATTGTAAGTTGATTGCCTGATATATTCTTAACTATATACATAATTTATTCCTTAATCCACTGTTACGGTTATTGTTAATATTGCATCAGTAATTGTAGGAGTACCAGTGCTAAAGTTAACATATGCTGATATATATTCACCTGCAGTAATCGACGCTGTGCTAGTTGGTGACGCGGTAGCATATGTAGGTGCAAATGCACCACCACTTATTGGGTATATAACTTGTAATTGTCCTACATCAGTTCCTGTACTAGCAGCACCGCGTTGGGTACCCGATGAAAATTTTTCAACTCTATAATCTACACTTGCTATAACTCCTGACGCATATGATGTATTCATTACTGACATTGCTGTTATAGTACCGGTTATAGGCATCACAAATCCAATTGTGGTAGATGTAGTTCCTATTGGAGGTATAATACTATTACTTGATACGGTTCCAATCTGTGTGTATGTAAATGTAAATGACTCAATGCCTGTACCCGTAGGACCTGTTGAGCCAGTAGAGCCGGTAGGTCCAGTGGGTCCAGTGGGTCCAGTGTCTCCCTCACCTGTTACGCCAGTTGCTCCGGTGGGACCTATAGGACCAGTAATGCCATCTACACCAGTAGCACCAGTAGCACCAGTAGCACCAGTAGCTCCATCATTTCCGTCAATTCCTGTAGGTCCTTGGATACCTGTCGCGCCATCAATACCAGTAGGTCCTGTGGTTCCATCTACACCAGTTGGTCCTTGGGTACCAGTTATACCGGTTACACCAGTTGCGCCTATTCCAACTAATTTATTCATGTTAAATGTGACATTTTCAATGGTAAGTGTAAAGGATATATCACCTTCAACTCTTACATCAACGACATCGCCTTCATTTAACTCAATATATTTTTGTAAAGAAAATGAACCACTTACGTTATTGCTTGAAAACGCACGTTCAACTACTGTTGTTGATTGAATAACATTATTAACAAATAAGGCAGCTCTTAATACTTCATTATTAGTTGTTGAAGCTACTGAAAATGAAACATTAATACCATAATCACCACCAAAGTTTACAGGTATAGTAAAGTTATCACCTTGTGGTGAAGTACCTGTGTTATAAATTAAATAATCAGATTCGCCTTGAGTAGTACCACTAATGCCAATATAAGATGTTGTTATACTTTGTGAACTGTTAATACTATAAAATTCACCATAGGCTACACTACCCGTAACTACACCTGATGGTCCGGTAGGGCCTAATGCCCCAGTAGTACCAGTTGGTCCAGTCGGTCCATTACCATCGGCACCAGTCGCACCAGTTACTCCAGTAACACCATCAACACCGTCAGAGCCATCGGCTCCTGTTACTCCGGTAGCTCCAGTAACACCATCAGAGCCATCGGCTCCTGTAGCTCCTGTAACACCATCAATACCGTCAGAGCCATCGGCTCCTGTAGCTCCAGTAACACCATCAACACCGTCAGAGCCATCGGCTCCTGTAGCTCCAGTAACACCATCAACACCATCAGAGCCATCGACTCCTGTGGCTCCTGTAACCCCTGTTACACCGTCAGAGCCATCGGCTCCTGTGGCTCCTGTAGCTCCTGTAGCTCCAGTAACACCATCAACACCGTCAGAGCCATCGGCTCCTGTAGCTCCAGTGACT